CTAAAACTCCCGGAGGCGAACTCCGAATTTAACTGTTCCTATGGTGATCCGTCCGAGTTGGACGAATCCGACCTTCTACTGTTGCGGCGGCTATCTCAGCAGAGAATGCAGCGTACTGCTCTGTGCTAACCAGCTTCCGTCTCACACGTGAGTAAAAGTCCGCTATCTCTTGTTCAGACAGAATCCTTTTACCGTTTGCGCCTCCAGGAGCTTCCGCGCTTCCACCCCTGGGAGTACCGGGGGCGATCAGTGTGTTGATGTCCACCATGGGATTCAACGTTGATTGGCGTACAGAGTCTTCCTGTATATACGCTCCAAAAATTGCCGCGATCCGTGTTGCATCGAGCTTTTGAAACGCATCAGTCATCAAATTCCGACGACTTACTCCAGATAATATGTCAAGTGAGTCCAACCATGCAAGGAAATTATCGTCGTTGTTCAGAACGCGCCATCCCGGAATCTGCGGATTGCGGTCCAAAGTGTCGAATAGCATGCGCTTGCGGTCTTCCAGGACGGCGTTGGCAGTCTGGCCTGCGGCTGCGCGCGTGCGGTTGAGTTCGGCTTCGAGCTTCTCGGCCGACGGCCGGATCATGTTCTGCGCCAACCGTGCCACGATGGGCAACAAGTCGCCGTAGTCACTGATCTCCTTCTCTGTGATGCCAAGGCTGCGCAGATACTCTTCCGGCGTCTGCTGTATGGCCGGTGCCGTGGTCGTCGGCTGGACTACTTCAGCGCGCGACGCGATCAATTGGTCCATGGTCTTCTGCTGGTTCGCCATGATCTCGCGCGTCATGCGCGTCTCGGCGTCGTACTTACCCTGAAGCGAGCGGTAGCGCTGTTCCCAGATCGCGGGATCTTCCGCGGGGGGCGGCGGGGGCGGGCTCGGCTGGGCAACTTGCTGGACCTGCGCGGCGGCAGCGGGGGCCTGCATGTTCTGCGACGCGGGGACCCATTGCTTGTTCGCGCCGGTCGGCAGCGTGCCAGGGACTTCGGAGCCCGGCATGGTTTGAAATTCGGTACCAGCGGGGATCTGGCCTGGCTTCGCATTCAACTCGGCGATCAGCGCGTTCGCTGCCTCAACCTGGCGGCGGGCGGCGGGCGGGAGATTCGACTTGGAGTCAATTACTGCTGCGGTCATGGGGAGTTTCCTTTGGTATTGGAGTGGATCTGTTTGAGGAGTCGAAGATACGTGCGGCACTCGCCCCGCAGCGCTTCGTCTGGGTGATCTGAGTTCAAGAGCGATTCGACCTGTCGGTTGTAGGTACCCTCAAGCGTACTTACGTAATGCCGCCAGTCGGCGTGGTCCTTGAGGCGGAGGAGTCCCTCCGCCAATTCTTGTCGTGTGGAAATCATATGCGGAACACTGGGTTGCCGAGGGCGGGTCCCACCAAGTCAGTGTCATCGGGCTCGCGACCAACCTTGCTGTAGTCGCGGGTGTAGACGCGGCTCGTCGGCGCTGTGCCGATATCCGAGACTCGTCCGGCGGTGAACCCAAGGATCTGCTCCTTGATGGTCTTCGCGTTGGGCTCAGGCAGCACCGATTCCCCATCTTTGGTCTTGGGGAAGCAGCACGGCGGAACTGTAGTGCCTGGCTGACTCACTTGCGGTACTCACTCTTGAGGACGCGCTTGTTGTGTGTCACTGGCGAACTGTTCTCCGTGCTGACGGGATTGCTCGCGTCATACGGGTCGAACCACTTCTTGTCGGAGATCGTCTTCGACGACTTCGCGGGCTTGTCCGCGTTCATCGTCGGGATGTGGGTCTCATTGGCGGTAAACGTTGGGCCTTTCATTTGATCCTCTATGCCGTTCGCCGGGGTCTTGCCCGAGAACTTGCCGTGATTGACGAACTTGGTCGGGTCATTATGGTCGAACGTCGGCCCAATTTTCTGAGTGACGGGCTTCGCGGCCTTGAATTTTCGAGCGGGATGTTCAGCCATTGTCATGATCCTCGTAGGAGATGTTTGTCATATTACCCATGTGGGACGTTTGATGCAACTGTGTTCACCGGCGTGACCTGTGGCCCGGGGATGAGTCCTGGGACTCCACCAGCGCCGGGCGCGCTTGCGGCGCCAGGGTTCGGGGTGTTGTTGCCTGACGGATTCGGGCCACCAGTGGTCGGGGGCGGAAAGCCCCCTGCTTGCGCGGCGTCGGCCGGTGGCAACTGCCCGGCAAGGTTGATGTTCACGCGCGGAGGCGGCGGAGGCGGCGGCCCGGGCGGCGGTGCAGGAGGCTGCGGAATGCCTGGGGGCTGCGCGCCGGGCACGTCGTCCGGCTGCTTGATCTTGATTTCGATGCCGACGTTGTCTGCGATCGCTTGGAGCAGGCGAGCGGTCTCTCCCGGACCAATGAGAGCCTGGTACGCGGGGTTGCTCGCGACGTTGAGGAACTCCATCTGCTTGGACAAGTCCTGCTGCTGCGCGGCTGCCTGGCGCACGCCGTCGACCACGATGTTCTCGTCGCCGCGGAGCATGCCGGTAGAGTCCGTGAGCATGATGAAGTCGTACAGCATCTGCAATAGCGGCTCGAAAATATCGTCGTCGATGTTGTCGGCCACGTTCTGAAGCGTCTTGTTCGCGTTGTTGATCAGCATGGACAGGCCCGAGGCCGTGCGCCCTGCGCCGCCAGCTTGGCCGGAACCAGTGAGGTAGCGCGGGATCGTGCTCACGTCGTCGAGCATGACTGAGAACTTGTCCACGATAGACATAAGCTCTTGCGCGTTCGACTGCGGGTTGAAGAAAGTCACAGGCACGCGGTTCGGGTTCGACGGGTCGCCAGTGTACTTCCAGATTTTCCAGGGTGACATCTGTGCGTCCTGGTTCGGGCTGATCATCTCTTCGTCGATCACAACTTGTGGGCCAGAGCAGATGCTGATGTTGTTCACGAGCGCGCGGAGCGTCGCGTTGATCACGTCGGTGAGATCATTCGCCATCGCGGGGATGCCGTTCCCGTAGAGGGTGCCCGGCAGTTTGTCGAAGCTGGTCACGAAGTACGGCACTCGCAGGCGCGGGCTCGGGTTCATCATGACCTTGAATATTCGCTTGTCGACCATCCATGCCGTGATGAAGTACGGCTTGTACGGGTCGTCGATGCCCTTGATGCCGTACTCGATCAGATATCGTCCCAGGACCATGCCGTGGAACTCGATCGCATTGATGTACGTATCGTCAAGCACGTTGTTGCGGCCTTCCATTTCGGCACGCTCGTAGTCAAAAATCTGAATCCATTCTTTGAAGCCGCGACCTTCGTATGCTTGGATGATCGCGCGAACATCGTCTTCCCGATAGCCGGGCAAGCCGATCAGGTTGTACAGGTCCATGACGGACATGCGCTGACGCTCGAAGACCTCCGTGTTCTCAATCTGTGTCGCGCCTGGCGAGAACCAAACGTCCCATGGCGATACGCGGGACCAGAAGAACCTGGCTTCCTCGTGCGCGTGCATCTTCTTTTTCTTGTCCCACTTCAACTGCGTCACTCGACGTGTGACGGGGCCTTTGATCACGGCGTACTTGTACACCGGCAGGTCACACAGGAACTCTGAGAGGGCGTGGTAGAACTCGCCGGTCTCAAGGATCTTGTCGATCTTCTTCTGCGCGTCCTTTGCCTCTTCCTCTGCCTTGCGGCGCTCGGCCAACTTCACGGCTTCATAGAGGTTCTCCAGACGTTCGTGGATCGCAGCCTGCGGGATCATCTGACCTTGCTGGTTCGCGCTCATGACTTCTTGATGCACGAGCGTGGCAACATGCAAATCGATGCTGTCTGGTACTATAGGGTCCGCCGTAGGCTCCAGGGTCCACGGACGGTCGCTGTTCATATAGACGTTGCGCAGCAGCGCGGTCGCGCCGCGGCACTTCATCGCCATCAAGCGCGAGTACACGGCGGAGCCGCCGAAGGACTCGATCTCCTGCAGCTTGCCGGGATCATACTGGCCATTATACGCCCTCATGTCCCTGATAAGTTCGTCGTCGACGCCTATTACCCGGCGATGCCGGACGGCCTTCTCGAACCGCTGACGGATATAATTGGCGAGGTCGGTCGCGACTTCGGGTGTGATCTTGGATAGGTCCACTGAGCGCTTCTGGGCCATGTCCAGTTCGTCGTTCCCGACGACTCGAAGCAATCCACGCCCTTGGTGCTTCATCGGCTCCAGCGTAGAGTTCTGCTTCTTCTTGGCGGAGAGCGCTGCGGCGCCGTCGTAGAGGCCGGGAACTGGTGAGGCTTCGCGGGCTGACGTGCCTAGATTTCCGTTGGCGTAGGGTTGCGGGGTGTCCCCGGCGACCCCGACTCCGGGCGTACTCATTCCAACGGGGATTGCGGCCATTGTTCACTCTCGACAAAGTTATACGTGCAGATTACGTTAAATCGGGTTCCCTATCAAGTCCAGCCAGCCGAGCTACGCGGGCGCTGGGGTTTGTTGTCGTGGCGGACGCGTACAAGTCGTGCCAGGACCGTTCCGCTATGCCCTAGCACCGCGTATTGTAACGCGTCAGCTATGTCTGAGTGCGGATGGTTCTTCTCCGGGACCGGCTGCAAGATCCCGCCTTTGGTTCTTGCGTACCGGTACCGGGACTGCATCGCACGTATTAGGTTCGTGCAGGTCGGAGAGATGATTAGGGCCGCGCCGCCATCGCGCTGCTGCAGCAACCACTTCTCGACCGAGCGTAATCTGGGCTCGATGTTGTTCGTCTGCGCGGGCTGGGCGGCGAAGCCCTTGCGTTTGAGCATGGCGAATACGGACTCCTCGCCGATCTGCCCCTTAGCCACGCCGCTCGGGTCGCCGCAGATGCCCGACGGCAGCCGTGCGTACTTGGGGTGAGATAGGAGCGGGCGCAGTTTCGTGTCTATGAACTGCTCGACGCCCATGCCGCTCTCTACCAGTTCGTCCACGACAGCCAATCGGCCGCGCGGGTCGGTCTGAGTGATTACGCAGGCGGGGTTGCGGCCAAAGTCCATCCCTATAATCAGCATGGTGCCGGGTATAGGAACGATCTCTGTTTTTGCTATGTGGAAGTCTGACCGGAAGCTGGCGCGGAATACCGCTTCGCCGGACAGTGATGGCGTGATTCGATTGTCGACATACTGCTCCACCCACTCGGCGGAGTTCGACTCGATCAGGTCCTCGTAGTAGCCAGCCACCAGCCACTCGCGGTTCTCCGCGTTGATCTCGCGGGCGCCGGGCTGAATCCAATACCCCCACGTCGGCGGGAGCGGCTTGCCCATCAAGTCTTTTTCTTCAAGGATCTTGTTCCAAGGACTGTCTTCGGAGAACGAGTTGGTTTCGCCGATCAGTCCGTACCATGTCGGCCCACCATTCTTTACCGCTGGAAACCGTCCACACCGAGACAATACGTCCAGCAGAATCTGTGGCGGTAATTGTCGCAATTCGCTCAGCCAGCCTCCGGTTAAGTCCAGGGAGAGCAAGCGCTCTACGTTTTCCGGAGTGTCCAAGGGCAACATTATCCATTCTGACTCCACGTCGCCAAACTTGAGGTTGAAGCTGTGGTCCTGCGCGCTGTATATGGCGACTCCGCGCAGTAGCTCTTCGATAGTTTTCTTGCTGGTGGTCTTCAACTGGGGCATCGTGTTGCGCACGATCACCCAACGAGTGCGCCGGATTCCATCGCTGGGGTCCGGCGCTTGCTCCATCGATCGTCTAAGCATCTCCATGACCATGCCGCTCGACTTCCCCGACCCCACCGGCCCTCTGATGATTCGAATACGCTGGTCAGAGCGCATGAACGCAGAGATGGTCGGTGGGGCAGTGTAGTCGAAGTCACTCATATCGTTCGGTAGTGCTTCTTAAGCAATAGCTCCGTCGTTCTGCGGACTCTCCGATCCAGAAGCTCCATAGCCAAGCGCTTTCGCAAGCTCGGCGGCAAGCTCCTGATCCTCGGCTGAATCTGCCGCTGCAAGTGTGCTTGCTCCAGCGGCGTCAGGAAGAGGGTTGTTTTCGGTCTCCGTGTTCGCGTTGAGTTGGTCCGTCGCGCTTGCGAGCAGAGTCTCATTGCTGAGCACAAGCTGGACGCTCGCGATCAGCGCATCGATCTCACCGCTGGTCTTTTCCATCGTCTTCAACTGCATCTGCGAGCCGATGATAGTGCCGATCTCCTGCACGTTCGGGTACGCCGCGGTCAGCACATCGATCGCTGCCTGCACTTCCGGCGTGATGCCTTGCAGCTTCTCGCTCGTCTGCCTGATGGCAGTGTGTACAGCGGCTTTGTTCGTGAGAACATTGGCGAGTACGTTATTCAGGTGGTCTGTGACGTTCATGATCTATCCTTTGGGTGAAAAAGTGGTTGTGGGAGCGTCCCCAATTATGCCCAGTTGGGCCTCTACATCGACTCTCTTCTCGGCGCGGCGGACTTCCCGTAGGGCGTCCATCCGATCCAGGAGTTGGGCGTGCCGAACATCGCGGGCTGCGATATCAGCCAGAAGTTCTTTGATCCGGCGGTCCTGCTTCATGGCGACCTGCCGCAGCGCTTCGAGGCGCGTGCCGCTGACGAGCCAGTCGCGTTCGTCCAGCACGATGATCCGGTGCGGGCTGTCGTCTTCGTTCTTGAATTGCGTTACCATGAGATACGCGCGGTCGCGCTTGCACGCGGCATTCGGCCACTCGTTGGCGCCCGAGAGCGGCATCGCTGCGTAGTCAAGGGCTGGTGAGGACTGCTGTTCCATTCGGAGTCTCCGCTATAATTTTGATCGGGGGTTTATCGCCGCCAATGTTGATGGTGATATTGTGCTTCTCGCCGCCGCCCTCAGTTTTGGGGACGACCGAGACTGTTGAAATCTTCGTGAGTTGCTCGATCGCCGCCAGCTTCGACGTGATGCCCACGTCTTCGTTGCGGATGATATTGAACAAGCTCAGCAGTGAATCTTCAAGCAGGAACGACGCTTTCAGTTGGATGCGCGTCTTGATGTTCATGTCCGACTTCCAAACTTTCTCCGCCTCGCGGTAGGCGCCAGCGAAGATCGGGTTCTGGGCTTTGCGGGCGAAGTCGGCCGCGCTTATGCCGTAGGTCGTCAGCACATCCGCAGGCTTGCGCATGTTCGAGACGAGGTCCCATATCAAGCGCGCATCGTGGCCGTTCAGCCCATCTACTCCGCACGTGGGCGGCGCGGGCACGTTGAACACCAGAGTATTGTCCGGCTCGCCGATCATGTCGCGTCTTCCTTCATTGCCATTTCCAAGAGATGGTTCGCGGCATTCTGC